TGCTAGAGGTTTTGAAAAAGAATATTTTAATAGTAAGGAAGGAAGAGATCAAGTTAATAATCAAGAAGCAATTGTGATGGCGAATGAAAATGGTCGAGTAAACCAACAAGAGCCTCCTAAAAACCTTACTAAAGAGCAGCAGAGACTAGTCTCAAATGAAATTGAAGAACGAACTGTAAATAATCAAAAAACTAAAATAGACAATGCTGCAAGAGACCTTAGAGATATGAATAAAAATCTTGCAAAGATGGGAGGAAAAGCCGTAGGTAGAGAGAGATATGGCAACTATTGTTATCCAGTAACCCTTAGAAGAGGACAACAAGATAGACTAAGAATATCAGTTATAAAATTTAAACCTAAATCACTAACAAATGCAGATGGAACATTTGGTTTTGCTGATAGAAATAGTAGAATGGTAGCACAAGGTTCGAGAGAAACAACTGCTGGTATGGGAGGGACACTAGACACAGATTTCAGAGAAGTTGGTGGAGGTAGAAGAGGTTTCCTTGGAAGAACTTCAATAGGTTCAGTAACACTACCAGTTAATACTGTACAAGATCAGAACAAAACAGATTGGGGTTCTAATTCATTGAATGCAGGTCAAATTATGGTGGCAAATATTGCATTGAATGCAATGGATAGTGGATTAGCTGCAGGTGGAAAAGCAACAGGAGAGGCAATAGCAAAAGCGTCAAAAAGTACTGAAGCACAAGATGCAGTCAAACAATTTTTTGTGGGTCAAGCAACAGGTGTTAAAGGTATCCTTGCTAGAACATCAGGTTCAGTCATCAATCCTAATATGGAATTGATTTTTAAAGGACCACAACTAAGATCATTTGGATTTACATATCTCCTATCCCCCAGAGATCCTAAAGAAGCCCGAGAGATATTAAAAATAATTAGAATGTTTAAACAATCTATGGCACCACAAACAACTTCTTCTAATGTATTTTTAAAAGCACCAAATACTTATCGATTAGAGTACCATAGTGCTGGAAGAAATAAAGGTCACAGTTACTTACCCAAGATAAAAGAGTGTGCTTTACTTACTTTTGATGTAAATTATACTCCAAACAACACATACATGACCTATGAAGATAGTTCAATGGTTCAATATTCAATAACATTTGGATTCCAAGAACTAGATCCAATATATAACGCAGACTATACTGATCTTGATAGTGATTCAGACCAATCAGTAGGATATTAAAATGCCAAGACCATACTTCAGACAGTTACCGAATTTTGAATATGTTAATCGCACTTCCTCAAAGGATGGGAAGAGTGAGGGTGATTACACTACTGTAAAAAATCTATTTAAGAAAGGAAAACTAAGAGATGATATCTTTCAGGATGCTACATTCTTCACCAAGTATATAATAGAAGGTGATGATCGTCCTGATAATGTTGCTAATAAAATCTACGGAGATCCTACATTAGATTGGGTTGTTCTCCTATCAAATAATATTATTAACATTCAATCCGAATGGCCTTTATCTCAAGCAGATTTTAATACATATCTTACAGAAAAATATGATAGTGACACAGAAATATTCTCAGGTATTCATCACTACGAAGCAAATGAAGTTAAAACAACTCAGGATGTAGTAGTAATCCCAAGTAAAATGCGTGTAGGTGCTGGTCAGAGTGTAACTTATTTTGACTATGGGATAAAACAACAAGTAACAGTAACTGATATTGCATTACCTGTTACCAACTATACCCATGAAGCAAAAATAAATGATGATAAAAGAAATATATTCATACTTAAACCAATATATCTCAACATTGTCTTCGATGATATGGAAGATATTATGAGATACAAAAAAGGTTCTACTCAGTATGTGAATAGAACCCTTGTAAAAGGAGAAAATAGTAGACTGTATAATTAAGCCTCAGCTAATTTCTGAAAATAAGATAGTGCATCATCTTCATCTGTATCTACTGTAGTTGAAGTAGTTGCTGCTTCTACTTGTTTAGTAGCAACAGTACGTGCATCATCTTCAGTAGCAACCTCTTCATCAAAACGTGGACGTTGAGGTGCTTTTTTATGTCCTAAAACATAATCAAGACGCTTCTTCAAGTCATCATAAGACTTGAATTGATCAGGAGCAACTACGGCGGCAAGAGAATACTGCTTCTTCCATAATGCTTCTAGAGCATCATCATCTTCAAGTAAAGGTGATGGAGCATCGAACTCTGACTTATCATAGTTCCAGTAACCATCCTTCTTAACGATCTTCAACTTAAAGTTTGCACCTTGCCAGAAATCAAAAGGATTGATTGGAGTCTCATCTTCAAAGTTAGGTTGCATTGCTTCCATAATCTTATCAAAGATCTTCTTACCATACTTAAAGAGAAATACCTTCCCTTCATTAGCAGGATTAACTGGATCCTTAACAACATAAATGTTACTATAAAAACTTAACTTACGTTTCTGTTTACGGACTACATCCTTATCAGATTCATTACCACTGTTCCATAACTCACGGTTGTGATCAGAGACAGGATCTTTACCACCATTAGTAGTAAGACTGTTCTCAATATACCAACCACCAGGCCCTTGGAAAGCATGAGAGTATAACTTTGCCCAAGGAAACTCTTCCTTATCGGGAGCAGGTAAGAATCGGACAACGGCATAACCGTTTCCTGTTTTATCTAATTCTGGTTTCCAGAGACGCTCATCTGCACCTCCACCAGTATTATTTGTTTTCTCTACTTCTTTAACTAACTTAGCGGTCAACGAACCAAGCGAAGACTGCTTCTTTAGATTTGCAAAAGACATTCGGATTACCTCAGATTAAATTGGATTTGGCTTTTGTGTGTACCTTGTTATTCTAAGACCCAACACCGTTAGTGTCAAGTTGTTGTCTCATTACCTTCATCATGTCAGACATTTGATTAAACATCAAATTAACATCAACATTTTTAGGGAGACCCATCATTACAGCAGACTTAAGAATCTCTTCCTTCATCTGCTTTGCATCAGGATCATCAGATAAACTCAATCGTGCGTACACAATCTTTTGTTTCTCAATGAGTTTTTCAAGAACATTAATATGATGAAGTTTATCAGAATCATTCATGTATTGAAACTTCATGACATTATCAAAAACTTCTTCTTGAAGTTCATGAATCTCTGCCATCTCTGCTCTAACTATATCGGAATCAAAGAAACTCATTCACCACCCTCATTATCAACAACCTCAACAGTTCCAGTTTCAGTAGTCTCTTCAACTTTGCTTTCTTCAATTTGTTCTAGTACATCAACTGCACCAATAAGTTTAAGACGAGTAGCAGTTAGATTATCTAACTGTTTCTGTACTTCTTCTAGTTGTGCTTTTAAATTACCTAGAACTTCTTCATTACTAAGAGCTGCCATTGATTACTACCTCCTTTAGAATTTTTTTGTAACGTGGTACATTAATATTTAGGAAAGGTGAATACTTTTTCACTCTCCTACTGACGGTTTCCCACACAGGGTCTTTCAACTTTTTATCAAAGTCTTTTCCGTACTCAAATATTCTATCACATATTACCAAAGTTTCCAAGCTTGTAAACCCACCAAGATAACTTTTTAATATTGGAGGGTGTCCTTTACTACAATCAAACACATCATCTACCTTATTATTATCAAACAAACTATTAACTTCATCCTTAAACACATAGGATAATGACTGTACTTTCTTCTGCCAATCCTGATACCTACTTTCTCCTTCCTTCATCATCTCTCCTATCCATAGTGATTCAGGATCAGGACAAGATGCAAAGTTAGCAATAAAAAATTCTTCTATCTCTTTATCATTCTTCTGTCTAGAAAACTTTTCAAACCAAAACCTATCCTTCCTCTTATAAAAAGCATTCAATGTTGCACGACTCTTACCACGATACTTAATATAATCATAGTTATCTTTCGTGAAATGATTCTTCATCCCAAGATAACATTTATAGGCATCAAACGGCATCATAAAAAAGTAATAGGGTGATTTTTTTGGCGGGAATTTTTTCCCCCTTTTATGGAATTAAAAAACCAATTTCGCTCTGGAAGTTCTCTTTAAAAAATTTAACTCCTGTGCTTCGTACTTAATCTTTTCTTTTAATGGTTTGGATATAAGTTTAGGAACAGACTCAAGATCTATAGAATTAAGTTCACAGAAATAAACTATAGCATCAATGTAATTCATCTCAGTATTTACTAACACAAGAGACTCAATCTCTTCAGCAAATCTTGCAGGACAAAAAAACTTATCCTTCAATGCTTGTTCTAGTTCATTCTCCATTCTCTGCCCCAGTATTGTGAGATACAAATTCTTTTATATAACGTACTAGAAGTTTAATATAATCCCCTTTATTTCTTTTGTCAAATACTTTTACATCACCTTCAGGAGTTACCATGATGGTAATAAGTTTTGTGATAGGGATTCCAGTCAACTCATAATATGCTGATGCATAAAACATTTCCTGAACAAAGTAGTTTTCAAGCCACTTCTCAGGTTTAATCTTAGTAGATGTTTTAAAATCTATTACCGCTAACTCACCATCGTACTCAGCAATACAATCAACTCTACCCGCAAGACCAAGGTATTCTGAGTAAAGAGTTCTTTCTATAGCGTGTATGTTATTTATGCGATCTAGATATGGTGTCGCATGATGGAACATGAACTTAGTAAGAGGTTTAAAATCACCCCATTCTATTTCTTTGTTCAACATATACAACTCTACTGCTTCATGGAAATCAGTTCCACGAGCCGTTGCTTTTCTGGTTATCTTATTTGCTTCTTCTATGCCAACTCTTTTTCTCCAGTCAGCAAAGATCTGTCTATTATAAAAAGAAGTTACTGATGTAATAGATGGTACCCATTGTCCATCGGGAAGATTATATAATCTTATCCCATTTGTTTCTTTCTTTTGTAATTCAAGATCACCTAGAAAATTATGATGAATAAAACTCATAAAGACAGTTCCATTTTTGCAAGAAGATATTCCTTAACCAATCCAGAGCGAACAATATCGTCTACTCCAAATTCGATAAGGTCAACTGATGACATCAAGCGAAGAACTCTCATAAAATCTATG